TTTATCAGGATTTTTTGGCATATAAATTTTATACAGTTCTCCAGTATCTCTAAAGTAACCATAAGTATATGCTTTACTAAATTTTAAAGTTTTTGTAGTACCATCTACTAAATCTTTATCCATTGTAAAATATTTTAATGGAGACACATTGTATTCATTTAATATTCTTGTGTTAATATTAAAGGATGTCCAGTACTCAGCATCAAAATTATTCCAATTTCTTACTTCATAATCAGATACTTTCCATTTATCATGTTTTTGGATCACAGTAGTTTGTATATTATGATTTTTTACATAGTCTTGATAAGCATCAATAATTTTACTTATAGCCTGACCTCTTGTATCTAATCCAAACATACACTTTACTAATTCAATACCATCACCTTGAAAACCAGATGAAAAGTCTTTAAACTTATATTTACCATCTTTACAATATAAAAACATAGACGGTATCTTATCTTTATTAAATACTGACTTCATTTTTACATCTTGTCCTGATAATTTTTGTGGTAGATTTAAATAGTATTCAAAAATCCACTCATCATTTACATCACTAAAATTTGTAATTAAATTTGTTGTTGAAATCATAGTAATAAAGTTAAATAAAAAAAGGGAGTCACATTTAAATATGCAACTCCCCTTTTTTTGGTTGGCTGTTCTACCTAATCTAAATCAAAATCAGCATGACCATTTGAAGATATTGTATCCTCTCCAAAAGTTTCTACCTCTTTAACTGGTAATTTTTTCAAGTGATTCATATTATTTTCATCATAGATAAGTGTTTTACCACATTCTATCTCCCCAAACGCATATTTACCGTTCTGTGCTTTTGGTAAATGTAAATCAAAATTTACATATCCTGATTTGCTCATATATTCTTTACCACCTACACAAAACTCTAAGAATTTATCATGGTAAGATGCACTTTCATTAAATGCTTTTACAAACTCTTCAATAGTCTCATGTGAACCATCTTGCTCAAGAAACCAATCATTAATACCTAATGCATTTGACAAGTTTTGTAAGAAAATTAAAATAGATCTATCTCTTTGTATTTTTACACCAGATTTAGTTTGACCATCAGCAAATGCATATTGACTTGCTTTTAATCTACCTATTTGTCCTTCATATCTACCTTTACTTTCATCATCTTTATCTCTAAAGAAACCTTCAAAACCTTCAATTGGCTTAGTTTCTACATCCAATATAATATGATATGCTCCATTAATAAATTTAAACTCTTCAAGCTTGATATTATTTATTTTAAGCTCATGATTACCTGGAGAGATTGTTTTAGGCAATCCAGCTTTGCCTGTTCCTAGATCAGTTGTACTTAATCCCATTTGTTTTTCTTTTTTTATTAGTTATTAGACAAAAATTTTATCCCAGTTATCTTCTAGGACTTCTTCATTCATTTCAGTTAGAACAATTTCTTGATCTCTTAAGTGTTTTGGTCTAGCTCCACAAGTTACATCATCTGTATTTTTAAATGATAAAATTGCTTTACTACCTTTTCTATACATATATCCAATTGCATCTGCATTAGCGCAAATTAAAGATTTCATTTAAGGTCAATATTTGCTGCCATAACCATTTCTCCGTCATCATCAACAACTTTGTCTTTGATATGACCAGATAAAATAATTGTAGGCGCTAATGTATCAATAAAATCTAAAACTTGAAAGAAAGCTTGGCGAATATATAAATATCCAGCACCATTTGGTAACGTAGTTACATTATCACCTTGAAAGTTTTTACCCATAGGAGTAGCTCTATAAAGCTTAACTGCTAAAGGCATTATCATACTTTCTAAAGCTGTTACAGTATCTACTGTTACATACTTATATGGTTTACCAGCTTCTTTAATTGCTTTACCAGTATCTAATAATGTTTTTAGATCAGGCACATCAATTTTTAATGCATCAACATATCCACTACCACCTTCTAAATCTAATATTAAATTGTTGTCTAACATAGAAAACGCAGTGGTTTTACCTGCTTTTGGTTTACTGTATATAATTAATCTTTTAGGATTAACTTGTTCAGCTTTTACTTTTTTTGTTGGAAGTACTATACTCATTTTATTTTCTTTTCTATTTTTTCTAATGCTGATGCTATTCTATCCAAAGTGTTTAACCAATCTGGAAAGTTTTTTTGACCATCTTCATCTTCTTTCCAAGGAACATAGTTAGGATCATCTTCCTCTTTCTTTTCTTCAAAATCAGGAAATATACTTAATGTATTTTGTTCTTTAGCTTCAGGTTCTTCTTGTATCTTTTCCCATTCATTATAAGTAACTTCTTTACCATTAGGTAGTATTGCTGTTAACTCTGACACAGATATAACATAACTACTATAAGGGTTACCTTGTGAATTAGTACTTTCTTTTAACTCATACTCCTCTTTGTAAAAAGGATTATGTTTGTGTTTAAACAAGCATCTTTTTTCATACATAGGTATAACATCTGTTAATGTTCTATTTTCATCATAAACATTGTCATAAAACTCTATGTAGATATCTTCTGCTTTTTCTAGCTCCCATTCAAAAAATTGAACTTGTCTACCATACTTTCCTTTCTTAAAGAAAGCTGTCTTTATTGTAAAAAACGGGTCAGCAACTTTTGCTTTTTTTAATGTACCCAAATGTTCTGTTAAGAACTCTTTCTCTTTTTCTTTTCGTATATTCATATTTATCTTATTGATATTTTTTGCCCTTGTGCAGGTACATCCATTTCACTTATTCTCATACAACTTCTATCTAGTTTAAAAAAACTTATTTTAGTAGTACCATTTCTAGACTTTAAGAAATGAAATACTAACGTTTCAGGATCTTCAATTACATATTTTTCTGGACCATACATTCTTATTCTTCTTCCTGAAGGTTTATTAATACCAATTACTACATCTGCATGTTGTAATAAAGCATCTGAACCATATATATCAGAATCTAAAATATAATTACCATAACTACCATCTTCAGCTCTTCTAGGATCTTCTATATTCCTATTCAATTGACTTAATACAACAAATGCAATAGGATACTTCTTTTTCAATCTTGTTAAAGCTTCTCCTAGATGACCTAGCATATCAAATTTGTCTTTTTCATATTTATCTACAGCAAATAAAGCTGAGTGATCTATAGAAACTAGCATATTAGGATATACTCCGTCTTCTTTATACTTTTCTTGTTCATATGCAATTGTAGCCTCAAATTCACTTATAGTGCATTGATCATATACTACGTTTGTTATATCTTTATTTTCTGTTGAATTATAATACTCAACACATTTATTCCAAATTTCTTTATCAACTAGATCTCCACCTTTACTCATCAAAGTATTGTAGTCTGATCCAGTTTTTAAACTAAATTTTCTGATACCATTAGTTTCATCAACCATTTCCATTTGAAATTTTAAAACTCTAAATTTCTCATTTGGGTTTTTTACTATAATATCACTTATCAATTGTTCCATAAACAAAGTCTTACCTGTACCTGGTCTTGCACCAATTACTGTAATGGTTTTCCATTCTAAACCATCACAAAATGCATCATTAAACTTTGGCCATGCGGTTATTAAAGAGGGTAATTTACCTTGCCTTCTAGCTTTCATTTTAGTCAAAGCTTTACGCAAAGAATCCCTTTCACTCACTGGTTTTAGTGGTGATGCATTATTGTAATTGCTCATATTAAGGATTTAAGGCTTCTTTTTTTGCTAAATTGTATAAAGCATGTAATCCAGAAATTATTAATTCTATAGTTATAAATTGTACTATAGTAATATTTACTATAAATAGATTAATAATACTAAATGCAAATGCACTACCCAAAATTGCAATAAAAAATAAATTAATTTTTGTCATTAGTCAACTTCATCTTTAAAATAGACAGTCTCATTATACTCTTTACTATTTAATAACTCACAGTAATTAGCTAATTCAGACTCCCATGTTTTGTCATTATTCTGTTTTCTTATGAAGTATTGACTTGTACGCATATAATCAAAATTATTGAGTTCATAGTCTTTTACATACTTTTCAGTAGCTTTACCAATTAACTCCCACGTATAGTCAAAATTTTCAAAAAACCATCTAAAAGAATTTTCAAGATTTTTTGGGTTCACCCTTGCATATTTACCTGATGGTAATTTTTTATTAGGAAACATACTTACATATGCTTTGATTTTATCACTAAAATCCTCACCCATTATTTTCTTTGCAGATTTCTTTTTGGTTTTTTTAAAAAATCCTCCAATTTCTTCCATAAAGATAATGCTTTTACTAGTCAAATCCAAATTATCTTTTAGCCAACCATCATCTTGTAATCTTCTAACTTCTAAAGATTTATTTACAAATTTCTTAGGAACTACCTTATTTTTAATACAGTATAAAACATAGTAACTATTAGGACTTATATCTTCTTTGACCAATCTATTAAATATTTCTTCCATTACCAGATTATTTGTTGTTTTGTATTATCATATATTATCTTATTTATCTCTTTAAATAAGTTTTTAGAATCCCATTTTCCACCTTTATATGCAGCTGATGCTGGGTGTGTAACATTAATTTTATAATTAAATTGATCACTAATTAAGTCACCCCAGCTTTCTGCTTTTTTACCCATAAAAACGTAAATTATACCTGTATAATTATCATTTAAATATGTTAATAAATGAGCTGTAAATGTTTTCCAGATATCATAATGAGAACCAATATTATTTACTTCACAAGTAAGAGCCGTATTCAACATTAAGATACCTTGATTACTCCATCTTTTTAAATCTAATGGATTATATAATAAATCATTAGTTCTAAATGCAGGATATTGATTTTCCAACTCACTAAAAATATATCTTAGTGATGGTTGAGGTTTATCTACATTAGAACAACTAAATGCTATACCATCTGCTACTCCAAGTTGTGGGTAAGGATCTTGACCTATAATTACAACTTTAAGATCATCATACTTGCATTCTTCAAAAGCTTTAAACAAATTCTTTAAAGGAGGTGTAAATCTTTTACCTTCCTTAACTAATTTATCTAAAGTTAATAAAGCTTCTACAAATTCGGTGCTAAATATATAATGTTTAAAAACTTTTTGCCAACCACTGTCTTGAAGTTTGTCAAACATTTTTTGTTTAATATCTGCTATTTGTGTTTTTTCCATATAATTTTTTATATTTGCTGTATGCCAGCTAAAGTTAAACAAATAAAAGAAGATGCAATTGTTACTATTGAAGTAAATAAAGTCTTCTATAAAATGGTTAAAGATCTATCAGGATTCCTTATAAGTGGTATGGAACTCACTAGTGCTGATGATCTACAGTCTATCATGAAGAAAGACTTTGATAAGATGTCAGATCCTGAAAGAGGAGTCTATACATTAACTTTACTATTAGCTGAAATTGAAGTTCAAGCTCAGAAGCAAGATAAATTAGAAGATTAACATTATAAAACTCACCTATCTCTATACAGGCTTGAATAGCCATACTTAATTCATCTTTATCACAATTAGCAAAAGATTTATAGTTATCTCCTATAAGTAATCCTGCATGTTCTTTTATTAACTTTTTCATATCATCAAAGCTATAACCACTTTCTTTAGCCAATTCACGTATACATTTGTGCACTTTTGATATTTGTGCAGCACTTCCATTAGAATTAGAGATAGACATAATAACATCTATCTCTTGTCCTTCAGAAAGTTTATCAGTAAATAACTTAAAAGCAAGCTTATCCATTTTCTTTGGATAGACGAGCTTCCCGTTCTGCATTTTCAATTTTGCTGAAAACATCTATTAATTCTTTTACAAGGTTTATATCTCTTATTACCAATCCAGGATCATCTATGTTAACACGTAACTCTCCTTCCTTATTAAAATTATCAGCAGCAAAAAACATACT